TCATAACCGGGCTTGATGGAGCAAAGTCTGATGAAATTAGAGATGCGCTAAAAGATATGGGGTATGAATAATTGCCAGGATTTTTATCAGGTTACAAATTCATTGTAGTGCCTCATCCGGAAGGTAAGCACGACAAGGAGATGACTATCGAGTTATATACCAGCATGATAGAGAGTATCGCATCGAAGCAGGAGGAGAAGATAGAACGAGACTATAGAAAGTTGTATGCACTGCCAGAAGACTCTTACTTCGTGGCTCTGCGTGAACGCGTGGGCGTGCAGAGCGAGAACGTAAGGGTAAGACTTGGAGAGTTTAACATCCCTAGTAGGTTGTATCCGGTGTTCACTTCGCAGTTCACGTTATGGGATAAACCAATAGCAAGAGACTGGCAGGATATAATAAAAAAACTAACACTAGAAGAGGGAGATTTAGAATAAGAGATTATTCAAATGCAAGTTTAATATCTTCTTCTGAAATACCCTTTCTTCCTGCGTGTGCAGAGAGTTTCTTTGCAGCGATAAATTTATCCTGAATGTATTTCTCGACTTCTCCAATAGCGAATACAACCGCTGCTGGTGAGATTGGTGTGTCCTGCCCTACCGCTTCTTTGGCTACGCGCTTAACGCTTGCAACTGCTATTTCCATGTATATAAGTGATATTTGAGAGTATTTAACCGTTATGAAAGAATTGAATGGATAATAATAAGTATAATGAATGATAATATGTATGTTGTATATGTCAAAAAAGAAGCAGAATAGAAACGGCACCACGGAGACTGTAAGAGTCCCAAATGAACTGGTGGATATGGTTAGGGATTTGGCTAAAGCGAAAGGAATAAGCACGAATGAACAGTATAGAGAAATCATGAGAGAATGGATAGAGTTGAAGAGGAAGAAGATATGAGTGAAGAAGATTCGTGCATGTATTGCGTTTTTTGGGATGATGGGGATGGAAATGAATTTTGCGAATCGTGCAAACTCGATGAAGGAGATACAAATCCGCGAAATTCTGATAAATATAGATACATGGGATGCGTTGATTTGAGCGAATGGCCATGTAAATATCATAGGACTCCGGATGAGATCAAGCAATTAATAGACGGGGGAATGAAGAGATGAGTGAAGAGACAAAACCATGCCCGTTTTGTGGCGGATTTGGGAGAATATACCACCCTGATGCATTTGTGTATTATGTTGAATGCGATGAGTGTGATTCGTCTAGCCAGGTATGCTGTTCAGAGGAAGAAGCAGTATTTGTATGGAATAGGAGAGTCTGATGGGAGACTATCAACAATTTTTAGAAAGTAAACGAAAGAGCAATCCTGATACGGGGTTTGAACCTGATGTATCGAAGTTCCCTAAAGAGATGTTCGATTTTCAAGTTGATGTTACGAAATGGGGATTGAAAAAAGGGCGGGCTGCACTCTTCCTCGGGACCGGATTAGGTAAGTCGGTCTGTCAGTTAACATGGGCTGATCAGGTATGCAACCATACAGGAAAAGATGTTCTGATTCTTGCTCCGCTTGCCGTGGCTCCTCAAACCGTGCGCGAAGGTCAGAAGTTCGGCATATCTGTGAACTATTGTAGAAGTCAATCGGGAGTTAAACCTGGTATAAACATCACTAACTATGAGATGCTTGAGCATTTTGATACTCATCAATTCGATGGTGTAGTCCTCGACGAGGCCGGAATTTTGAAAAATTTTTCAGGAAAGATTCGGAATCAGATAATAGACTCGTTTTGCAGGACTCAATACAAACTATCATGCACCGCGACCCCTTCCCCAAATGACCATATGGAATTGGGGAATCAGTGCGAGTTCCTAGGCATCATGAACTATTCAGAGATGCTGGCTACATACTTTGTGCACGATGGTGGTGATACGGCAAAGTGGCGCGTTAAGGGTCATGCGGTAGAAGCATTCTGGCAGTGGGTTGCATCGTGGGCTGTGATGATGCAGAACCCGCGCGACCTTGGATATGATGGATCGCTATTTGACTTGCCGTCGCTTAACATGGTTCAGCATACAGTCACTCCAAAGTCAAGCCGATTTCAAGGGCGCGGGGTGGCAAAGACTTTGAATGATAGAAGAGATGCAAGAAGGGAGAGCCTTGATGAGCGCGTTGCGAAGGCGGCGGAGATCGTCAATGCATCGGATGAAACATTCGTTTGTTGGACTGGTCTTAATGCTGAATCTGTAGCATTGACGAAACTTATTCCTGATGCGGTTGAGGTCACTGGGTCTGATAAACCAGAATACAAAGAGAAGATGGGTATGGAGTTTGTTGATGGTAATATCCGCGTATTAGTCACAAAAGGAGAAATATTTGGCATGGGGTTAAACTGGCAGCATTGCCACAATATGATATTCTGTGGATTATCTGATTCATTCGAGCTTCTCTACCAGTCTATCAGAAGATGTTGGCGATTCGGACAGGAGCATCAAGTAAACGCCCACATCATCACAAGTGAGGCTGAAGGTGCCGTTGTTCAAAACATCAAAGCGAAGGAGAAACGGTTCAATGAAATGTTAAGCGGGATGATAAGTAGCAGCCAAGAAATAACAAAAGAGAACATACGAGGGAGTTACAGAATGAGCGACGAATACAATCCACAAGAACATATGATTGTCCCAGTGTGGATGGTTTAATTCTTATAGTGTAGAGTGTAATATGTTATGGTAATAGGTGAGAAAATGGATGTAAAATTGCCAATACCTGACAAATTAAAAGAGATAAACAACTCATTCGATGAGTGTCTAACTACAGATGGTTATTATAACATAATGCTGGTGAATTGGATTAATCTCACTAATGATAATGTTATAATCCCAAAGCACATCGTTAAAGAATGCGATTTGCAAAAAAACTTAATGATAGTTGATGATGGAGATTTGCATTTGATTGAGGTGCTGGGTGCATGACCGAAGAAACAACCGTTAAAAAGCAGGCATTTGGAGAGAATTTTGCGCTCTACAATGTGGATAACATTGATGGAATAAAAGGGATTAAAGATGATAGTATACATTATTGCATCTATAGCCCTCCATTCTCAAGCCTTTACACATACTCCAATAGCGAACGCGATATTGGCAATTGCACGACAGATGATGAGTTTTATACTCATTTCAAGTTCCTTGTAGCAGAACTATACCGAGTTATTATGCCAGGGCGTGATATGTCGGTTCACTGTATGGACCTACCAACAAGCAAAGAACGTGATGGGGTTACCGGGCTGAAAGACTTCAGAGGGTTACTCATCAAGATCATGCAGGATGCGGGGTTCATCTATCACTCTCAAGTATGCATCTGGAAAGATCCGGTTATCGCAATGCAGAGAACCAAGGCTCTCGGTCTATTGTGGAAACAATTGAAGAAAGATTCCGCTCGAAGTCGCCAAGGTCTGCCCGACTATGTTGTGACATTCAGAAAGCCTGGCGACAACCCTGAACCGGTGAGCCATACGCCTGAAGAATACCCAGTCGATAAATGGCAGAGGATTGCATCCCCGGTATGGATGGATATCAACCCTTCAGATACATTACAGCGAGAATCTGCGAGGGAGGAGACCGACGAGCGCCATATCGCGCCCCTACAACTGGAAGTTATTCGGCGTTGCATCGAATTGTGGTCTAATCCCGGTGACATCGTGCTTGATCCGTTTGTCGGTATTGGGTCATCGGTGTATCAGGCTCTCTTAATGGGGCGCCGGGGGATTGGATTTGAACTAAAGGACAGTTACTATCAGCAGGCAGTTCTTAACTGCAAGAGGGCGGAGAGCAATGCAAAGGCTCCTCAAGTAGGACTTGACAAGTGGGTATCGCAGGCGCAGGAGCAGAAGACATTGGAGGTATAACATGAAACTAACAGCAAAGACAGAGACATGGAAGGAATTCGTTGGAGTAGTTGACGGAATTGCAGCACTTGAGGCACGTATTCACGTTGATGAGGATAAAGTATGGTATCGAACGGTTGACACGGCTAACGTAGCAATGGCAATTGCAGAACTACCCATCGAATCATTCAGTGAACATGAGGTAGAACCGTGCTCATTCTGTATTGATGTTGCAAAGTTCCGCACTGTGTTCCAGTTCGGAGGGAAGGATATCACTGTTGAAATGGATACCCCCACTGCACCGGTTATAAAGATTATCTCTGGAGGATACACGTATCAGCAGCCACTTCTGCACGATGCAACAGTCAAGAAAGATCCTAACTTTCCTGTGTTGGACCTTCCAGGATCAGTTGAAATGTCAGGAAAAGAGTATGGTAACGCCGTGAAGGTTTCTGCAATTGTGTCTGATAAAATTACTCTGAAAATTGCAGATGGGAAGTTTTACCTCTATGCGGTGGGCGATACCGAATCAGAGAAACTTGAGAAGGTTATTGATGATGTATATTCGGTGTCTGGAGATGCGAAATCATTATTCTCAAAAGACTACATGATTGAGATGAATCGCCAATTGCAAGGAGATATTAAGATTCATCTTGGAAATGACTTCCCGTTTATCATAGAGTTCGCATTTGCAGGAGGGCATGGCACTGCTAAATATCTACTTGCACCGCGCATTGAGCAGGAATGATTAAAATGGAAGAGCATTCCTGCA